GCGCCTTTATTCCATTGCTCTTCAGTGTTAACACCTTCTTGGTTGGCATAATTTGTATAAGCAGATCTAGCTCTATTCTCTGTATAGAGATCTCTAAAAACTCTATCAATACTGTTATCATATTGGCCAGATTGAGCCGCTCTAGAATCACCAACAGAACTTGATATTAGTATGTTCTGATCAAGAAAGTCCCTCAAACTGTTCTTAGCATAAAATGGTTGAGGTTCTCTTGTTAATCCCGGAAGATAACTCCTTACTATTCTTTGAGATGCAGCCTCTAACTCATCTAAGTCTTCTGGTATATCATCTATTATCTCATCTAATCTTTTTGATTCTGGATTTAAAAACTCACCTGTTAATATAGAATTTACAAGATCTTCAGTATCAGTTGGTGCCCTATAAGATCCAGAAGGATTATATGGGTCTTCTGTGTCATCTAATTTTATTCTTGGTTTAAAAAGAGACGAACCCCAATATTGTGCTACATTAAATCCTTGACCCCCCAACCTCAAACCGGCCAATCGTGATACTGGCTCTGTTAGTTTTGTTCCCGCAGCTGTTATGGCGTTATAAAATCTTGCATAATAAGAACTTGAGTTCTTAAATATATTACTATCAACATATCCATTAAAAAACTCATTATTAATAGTGTAAACCTTTAGTCCATCATCTACCCTTTCAAAGACAGATTGACCTTGATGTTCTTCTACAAGTTTTTCAAACTCTCCTTCATTCATAGTTGAGTTTTCCATAACTTCATTTTTTAAATATCTTTTATATATTTCTTCTGTTCCTCTAATTTCATTTTCAAGTGCACCAATGTTTAAGCCAAATGATTCTACTAAATCAATAGCTTTTAATGGTTCATCTTTACCATATTCATTAACACTATTCAACTCAACAGGATTAACAATACCAGATGGTCCATTGTTTGTATGAGAGTTTACTCCACCAAGCTTCTCTGAGTTTAACTCATTAGCTAAAATATTTGATGTATCACTGGTTGTGTTTATTAAATCTCTAAATTTTCTAATTAATGGAGCCATTTTTTATCACCTATCATTATTATTAACCACCAGTAGTGTTGTTCTCAGCTATTTCAGATTGTGCTTCAACTACAGCTTGAGCCACTTCTCTTGAGTCCATTTTAATTATAACATTAAATGTCTGTGAACCAAGTTCTTGACCCATTTTTCTTACATTATTATTTAATTCCATCATGTATTGAGTTAACTCTGGTGGCATTGTTACTTGACCTCCACCGCCACCATCACCGCCAGATTGAGCTTCAGCGTATTCTTCATCACTCATGCTCATCATATGTTGTTCTAAGAACTGTGAACCTCCACTTCGTTGACTTATTGCAGTAGTAAGTTTTGTAATATCTTTAGCATCTTCTGGGCTAATACCCAAAGCCTCAATCGCATCAGCTTCACTTTCATAACCTCTATCTTTTCTCCATCTTTCTAATATATTATCAGCTGAACTTTCTAATTCGTTGTCAAACTTACCACTCTCATTCATTTGAGTTTGTAAGTTTTCAAAAGTATTATCACCAGTAAGTTTATCAGAATCTTTATCAAAAAGTCTCTTATTCCAAAAAGCATGATCCGTTTCAGATGCGTTATCATTAATTAAGTAAGAAGTTAGTGCTCCTAACTCTCTACTACTTAGAGGATTTGGAAGACCACCTAACAAAGCTTGTATAGCTACTAAAGTTCTACCTCTTGAACTTGGCTGTCTTAAGGTTTTAGATAAAGCTTTTTTATTTCTAAATGTAGACATATCTTTGTTATCTATGGCTTTCTTAAGGCCCGCCATAGCTTTATTTCTTTTAACAGCTTTTGAGCTACCAGCTATAGCATTACCAATAAGTCCGCCAGCTATGTTTAACCCAAGACCAGCAACCATACCATATGGCCCCATAGTAGCCAACGCAGATCCAGCTGCGCTAAAACCTGTAGAGACAGCTGCTCCTACATTCTTTCTACCAAAACCACCTGTTGCTAATTGAAGGCCAGCTGCACCAAGTCCTTGAAGAGCAGCTCCTCCAGCTGCAGATGAGAAAAACCCACCCTTTTCACCCGTTGGAACCATTGCTCCTGTCTTAGGATCTTTTACCATTTGCTGTGAACCTTCAAATAAACCACCAAAACCTTTTTTCCATTCGCCGAACTTCTGACCTACAGCTGAACCTTTTATACGATCACTGATACGTTCCCATCTTGTGTATGGTCGAGTTGTCGCTAAATCAAGATATCCCTGATTGGCTTGATCTGCCATGTCGGCATACGGATCGCGGCCGCCTGTCGCACGGTCAAAGTTTTGAGTAAGTTGTGGAAGATCTTCAAGTCCCAAAAGATCTGGAGGGCGATTTAGATTAAGTTGTGGAAGATCTTCAAGTTCCAAAAGATCTGCACGGCGAGCTTGATTAGGAGTGGTTGCAGTTGGAGAAAGATTTGCAACCCCTACCTTTTGTAATATTCTATTCTCAAGAGCTTGTTCCATCCTTACGCGCTGAATTGGTCGAAGCGGATCTCTAGTCACAGCATTTGCGGTAGAAATTGTGGGAGCAATACCGGGCGCAAATTCTGCTAAATCTTCCGGATCAAGTTCAAATGTTAAGTCAGCGTCAGAGAAATCAAGATCTTTAGGATCATAAGATGATTCTCGTAATCCAACTGTTGGTCTTGGAGGTGCAACTGTTGGTCTTTGAGGAACATAGTTTCTATAATCTAAGGCGTTCTGCATACGATAAACGCCAGAAGAAAAAAGCGCTGTGCTTAAACCAACACCTAAGTTTTGTTTCCAATTACCACCTAAAACATCAGACATCATTCCAGCTCTTAATCCTTGAGTAAGAGCCATCGACTCTCTGTCAGCAATTGAACCACTTCCACCTATTTTACTTATTATCCAATCTAATCTTTGCTCAACTCCCTTATCTGTGGCTGCATGTCTGTAAACACCTCTCATACCCTGTTTTCCATATATGCCATACATATCATATAAATCATGGAGTAACTCTACAGTTTGTCTCTGATCTCCAACTAATGATTTTCTCCACTCTTGATACTCATTCAAGAAACCTTGTTTAAATGCGTCAATAAAATCTTTAGGCATATCCTTGATTGGATCAATATTTAAACCACCACCGCCGCGTCTACGAGGAAATCTATAGTTAACATTCGTGAGACCACCACCACCAGAACCTCCAAGTAGTGTAGATGTATCTGCTGTGTTTCTTTCTATGTTTATTAATGCTTCTAATCTTTCATTATGTTGAGCTTTTAAATCTCTTCTATATGCTTCATTAATACTTCTTGACTCTTGTTCTCTTCTTTTCTGTTCACCTACACTGCCTGATGAAGCTACAGAACCTCTATTTCTATTTCCGTATCCGGGGCCACCAACCGATGTTGAAAAACCTCCAACTCCTCCTCCATCAAAGAAACCGGGAACACCAATAGAGGCAAGTTCGTTGGCAACATCTGAAGATACTGGCATACCATTTCTTATTCTTTCTGTGGGAATTATAACTTCTCTTCTGTTCTCTTCACCAACCATAAATAATGAAGGACTACCAACAACACGACCTGTGGCTGCTCGACCGCCGTATATCGCATCGGCCAGAGCTCCTCCAGCATAACCTCCAGCAAAACCACCAGCAATACTACCAGCAGGACCGAGTATCGCACCAAGTGCTCCACCTAAACCAGCCCCACCAATACTTAATAAAGAACGAATTATACTTTCACTATCCCCAGTAGATATTGCATCAACTAAACTTAAAACACTAAGAATAGTTCCAACCGCACCACCTCTTAACAAACCCCTCATTCCACCACCTCTAGATAGAGATTGATATCCAGAAGAAACCCCGCGGCCAACACTCCGAAAAAATCCGGAACCTTGTGCTCTGCCTCTCTGATATCCTCTTCTAGCAGCAGAACTGCCAGTTTGCCAACGACGACCATCTACTCCACCTACTCCACCACTAACATCTTTTACATATAATGGATTACGCTCACTTCCTCTTCCAAACAAAACTTTAGTTAATGAAATTAAAGTAGGAATAGCAACAGCTATAGTGCTAAGAGCTGCAACATCACTACCACCTATCATCTCCCTAAAATTTCTATATATATCTCTAACATACAACGCACCTTCTTTAAGAGGTTTAACCATAGTAATAGCTCTTTTAGCTAAATTAGTAAAGCCGGGTAAAAACTCAGCTATTAGTATGTTTTTCATGTTCTCAAAAGTGGTTCTTTGTTCTCTTAATATATCATTTATTTTGGCTTGCTCACCTTGTTGTTGTTTAGCTAATTCCAAATCAGATTTAGTCATTTTAGCTATTTTTAGCATTTCATCATAACTCATACCAAGTTGTTGACCTAATTGTCTAGCATAACCCGGATACATCTGAAGTGTTCTTAAACCTTGAGGGGAAGATAATAATCCGTGAAGATCATCCATCACACCTACAACATCACCTTTCATGGCCTTACTAAACATTTCCATAGAATTTAAACTTCCACCAAAAGCAACATTTAATTTATTAATTAATTCTGTTCCGCTGTCAAAGTTTAGAAAGACATCTGTCATACTCTGCATCTTATTCATATTAACATTTGTTAGTCTTGAATAAGCCGACATATCTAATAGGTATTGTGCACCCTTTGCTGCGTGCATTGCTACAAGATTTGAATTAGCTGCCATATCTCTTATTATAGTAGCAGTGGCTTGACCACCTGCAGTGGCTGTAGCTAGTTGTCCAATGAAGTTTTTGACTTGATTGGTTGTCATACCAAAACCCTTAATCATAGTTGACATCAGTTTACCAGTTTGATCTGCAGATAAACCAGTATAATCTGCTAACTGTGCATTAAACTTTATAAGATCTTGAGTTATTCTTCTTTGTGAGCCAAGAGCAGTTACTAACCCTATAGCTGATTTGGCATTTTTTTCCATACTTATACCAAATTGTAAATTACCTTTATAAGCTTCTATTGTCATATCTCTAACATTTTTTAACTGTTGACCATAAAAACCAGTTTGTTTAGAAATACTAACAACAGCATTTTCTATCTTTTGAAACTCTTTAAAAATAAGAGCAGCCGAAGCTAAAAGGCCACCTCCTGCGGCTGTTAAAACACCACTTAAATTTTTATTACCTAAAACAAACCTACTTAATGCTTCAAGTGGTCTTTGCATACCTTTTAGAATAGAGTCAATACCATTTTGTAATGACTTACCTATAATTGGTATTTGTTTTGTAAATTCGCTTGTTATAGAACTGAGATTGTTTTGTATACTTCTGGTTAGTTTATCTACAGCTTGCTGTTGTCTTTTTATTGCATCTTCTTGTTTCTTTGTTGTTTTATCAACTTTATCAACATGACCCTTCAAAACTTCTGACATTTCTGAAAAGGCAGAGTCTAACGTTTTTATAGAGGAAGAGGCTTTCTCTACGGTATCTTGAAGATTTGATAATGTTAGTGAAATATCAGCCATTATTAATTATCTGTTTTGAGATAATCTATCTATCTTTTTATTCTTGATTTGACGCATTAATGTTTTTAACTTCATCCTACCTTGTGGTGTTTTTCTCATTTCTCTTTCAATTCTATCGCCTTCTTGATAAGCTTTACGAAGAGCTTCAAATTCTTTATCTGATAAACCACTAAGTTTTTTCATTATTCTAGCTAGAATCCCTAATTTTCCCATCTTTGTATCTCCATTGCATACATAACATATAATAAATACCCCTTAGTATATAAAAATAGAATACTAAGGGGAATTTTTATTGAGATTGTTGATTAGCTTTGTTTTCAGCTTCTTTTATATCAATTATTTTCTTAACCCACCATTTTCTTAAATAAACTGGTAAATTATAACAATCTGAAAAAGTCATATTGCCATAATGAACACAAACAAAAATATCATTTAATATATTTTCTTTTATTATCTGAAAATGTTTTTGTGGTGTATTAGCTGTCAGGCCAAAAAAACGAAACAGAGATGGGCATCTCTACCTCCTCAGAATTACCACAGTGCGGACAAGAAAAATCCTGCTTCATATCCAGATCTGGTTCATGGTCTTCAATATACTTCCTAATAGCTCTTGAATCTCTTACTGGCATATTTTCAACATACTTATTAATAACTTCTTTGTCGCTATCACCATTAACACTTATAATATGGTTTTTCAATCTTATTGTTATGTTTTGATCTAATGGAGAATTTGTAGCCTTCTTCATTTTTTCTTGAAGTTCAGAAATTTGTCTTTCTTCTGCAGTGTTTAAAAACTTAAACTCAATAGAAAAACCAGAAGGAGTATCAAACTTAAATCTATTATCTCCCTTTTGTTCTGGTTGTATTTCTAAATCCTTTACACCTATATTACCTAAATCAAAATCATACTCAACATCATTAGAACATGAAGAACATCTTATTTCTGTTTTGTATTCTGGACCATAACCGGTAATTCTTAAAAAGGTTAGAATTGCGTTTTTATCACCAGAAATCATCTCATCTACCTTAATTGTTTTATCAACAATACAACTTGACAATAGGTAATCTAACGCCTTACCACTTCTAAGTAAAGAACGAGATGTTAAAATATCCTCATCTGAAGCTGTTAGAAATCTTACCTCAAGCTGTTCTTTCATATGCAATGAAGACTCTGGTGGATATATAACACCCTTGGATGGTATCGGAACAAAATCAGTAGGAACAGAAAATCCAGCTTTATTGCTACTATCTGGTTTTTCTATTTTTTTATCTTGTGGGGGAGATATATTTTCAACCCCAGTTGTAATATCTTCGGCCATAATATTAATTCCTTTCATATAAAAATAATTATTTGTTTAATTTTAATAAAATTTAATTATCTTTTATACAAAAAAACATCCCTTGAAAAAAATCAAGGGATGTTTTTATAAGAATTAATTGTAAATAAGAATTAGAATCTTAATATACAATCATCGGGCCTAATTGTAATATCGACATTCATTGGTTCACCGTTGGTCATATCGTATGCGCCAAAGTTAACCTCTGTGCACCAACATCCACGTAGATCCCACTCTTCAACTGTAGCACCTACTGGATCTAGAGCCTTTAGTGATATATTCTTCTTATAGAAGGCTGCATATCCGTCACGACCAGAAATGGTCTCATGTTGAAGTCTAACCCACTCCATAACCTTCTGAGCTGAAGATGGAGCAATTGGATCATATAGTGACATAGAAATTGTTCCCCACTCACCCTTACCAGCCAAATATCTCTTCTGATTCAAATAATCAATAGTGATTGGAGCGGCAGTGTAAGTAGGTCTAGATGTTGTGCGAGCCACAAAAGCAGGGATTGTATCATCAGCGAACTGAAAGATAAATCTATTCTGCCTTTTAGGTTCAAATGTATCTGCCAACATTACATTTACTTCAAATGGTGTTGCCATTATTTATCTCCGTTTGTATTGCATTTAATATAAATACAATCATAAGTAAAAATTTGACTAGTTATTAAACCTCATCAAAGCTTGCGCCTTGAGGGGATACTGTAAAATCAAAGACAATAACTTCTGCAGCACTTGTTGGCTTTAGGAAGATCTTACCCATCATAATATTTCTATCAATCAAATCGGGTGTTGTTGTTGTTTCATCAAGAATAGCTCTGAACTCTGTCAAACCATTAGCTGATTGAACACCAGATAGAACATTATTAACTCTATTTAGTAGTTGTTCTCTAACTGTGGCTGAGTTCTGCTCAAACAAGAATGTGCGAGCAATTCTTGAAATGTCTTTTCTTACCTTCAATAACATTCTTCTAACATTAACTCTATCAAGAACAGATGCCTTACTCTGCAATGTCTTCTGACCGAAAACAGCTGATCCTTGATTTGTAAATGAAGAAATTGGATTAATATTTTCCTTATATAATTCATCTCTCTGAGATTGTGTCAAAGGTCTTGTTGGAGTAATACCACCACGAAGAGATCCTCTTCTAAACCCTGCAGGTGCATACCAAGGACCACCAGCTCTGTCATTAAATGCATATACACCTAACATTTGAATTGATGGAGGAATTACTTTACCTTGAAATCTAATCCAAGGATAATATGTAGCTGCATAACTGCTGTCATATTTTGCTACCTCAGATAACGCAGATGTTATAGACATTCTACCATTAGCGTCCATATCAGAAGCGTCTGTTCCAATATCTAATAGATAAAATGCATCACCTCTACCCTTAACCATATTAATGGCTAATTGTGGAATTTCACCAACATTTGCGCTGTGAACACCGGGTGTTGCCAAGATATCAAAATCATAAATATCTGGATTGCTTAGAATATTAATTGCGTCAATATATGAGGCACTTAAACTATCTGTTGTTGCGTTAAGAGCTTTGACTTTATCAGTTCTATAATCAAAACCATCAAAACCACCTGTAAATGGAACATTAAACCTAATTAAATCATTTTGATTAAATTGGTTTGTATTCTGTGTTGTATCAATTACTTCAAACTCTGTTATATTGTTTGTTTTTGAAGAATATTCAATTGTAACAGTTGTTGCTGTAACTGAACTTGGATCTGCGCTTGCTGTTTGATCAGATGTAAATGAACTTCCAGTAACTGAAACTACGGTGTGAACTTTATCAATGTCCGCGCCAGTTCCTGCAATTGTTACTTTATCATCTGCAGATAAGTCATAATCAGCGCCAAGATCAATTACAATGGGATCGGCTGATGCTGAAAAAGTAGTTCCCAACGCTACATCAGTAAGACTCAACACACCACCTTCGCCAGTTCCAGAAACTGTCAAATAACCCTTTTCTGTAACTAATGCGTCTGTAGCTGTTGATGAACCAACAGTTGTTGATGTTTTCTTAAGTCTATCAACCATACCACTGTCTGAATAATCAACACCAATTAATCCACTTAACCCACTACTGTCATCAATGTGGTTTAACTTATATGATAATGGTGCGATTGCAACAGAATTACCAATATTATACTCAATACTAGATATCCCACGAGCGCCTGATGGTTTGTGTGAAGGTGTTATATTACTAGCTACCTCAACTCTAACATAATTATTTGTTACTTGATACTCACCATTGTATGTTACTAATGGTGGTGTTTCACTGAAATCATACACTGGATAAGCGTCACCAACAACTTTAGCTATGTAATTAGATGCTTCGGGATCTAATGATACACTACCAAAAGATTTTGACCAACCAGCATCTGTAAATCCGGGATTTGCTCCTTGATTTGCTGTAATACCAACAACAGTTACATCAAATGTAGGCCATTCATCTGCCTCATTCTCTTCAACATTTGATATTTGAACATACATGCTTTTGTTTTCAGCGTCACCAGAACCAATTGAATGAAATCTAAAAAGATTAGATACTGAATTTCCTAAGTTCTGAGAAACCACCCAAGGAGTTCCTGCTTCTGAAAAACCACCCCCGATTGAATCAAAATCAACTGAAACATCTACTGCGCTAGATCCATTGGCAGTCTCACCAGTAACACTAGATACACCGTATCCATAAACAGTATCAACAAAGACATCTGGAAGAGGGCTGCTTGAATCGGCATTTACTGCATCTGTTCCCAATCTATTAATTATAAAGCCATCAGCTGTTGGGTCCATACTTAAATCAGAAGCTGTTGCTGATCCAACAATCAAATCAAATTTACTTGGCTTCCCTTTAATAGATATAG